ATAATTCCATCATAGTGCAGTTCCATTCTTTGCACCACATGTTAATTATATTAAGAGGGATTGAAGCTACCTTACGTCCCCATGTATCACCATCGGTTTTACGATTAAGGTTGTTGTTTGCTTCTAGTTGATTCTGTGCGAATATATCAGTGTAGTCTTGTGTAGTACCGATACTGATAGTGTCATCATTGTTTTGAATGATATGGGTTTTAACGTCAGACATGGATACTCCTATAAATAAGAAAGCCGAGCTACCCCGAAGGATAGCCCGACAATATAGACTAGCTATTAAGCAGTAGTCAGATCGCGAATTGCGCCTGAAGCCGCTTCGTTCTTAGAGCATAGAGTGTACTCAACCAATAGTTGCTTAGACTCAAAGTCACCTGTTACAGCTAGGTCTTTAGTCTGGAAGTCACGGTAAGTATCAACAGACCACATATCAGGCTGAAGAACTAACAACGTGTCAGTAAGCATTAAGCGGTTAGGTACAACATTTAACTCACCATAGTCAGAAACATAAACATCAACAGCGTTGATGAACTTCTTAGACTCAGCATCGGTAAACTTACGAGCTGTATTTGTGTTGCCCTCAAAGCCAGTGATCTTTGACTTCTGGAAAGCACCACACATAATCATAGATGGGTTACCACCTGCTTGCCAAATATCTTCAATTACTCCGTTTAGAAGAGTGTCAGTAAGAGGACGCGCATCACCTGAAGTAGCAATATCAGTACCATCACCTGTAGGAACAGCACCTGTTGTAGCACCTACAGAACAGTTAGTACCGATCCAAGAAGTAACAGAGCCAAGTTCACGAGGAGCTTGAGAACCACCTGCGGCCACCCCTGCGGATTGTGCTTTGTCAGTACCTACTAGAGTCTTCTCCATGTCACGCTTGAGTTCCATACCTTTCTTAGCCAACTGGTATGCCATTTGACTAGAACGACCTGCGGCATCAGCTACTTCGTTAGAACCCGATACGCTTACAGTTTTAGAAGCGATCTGAGTGTAGTTACCAACGCGAGCAGTAGCAGAGCTTTCTGCGGCAGGAGCGGCAACCCCTTCATTTACCTTGTTATCAGTAGCGGCTGATAAATCATCAGTTTGCCATTCGTGATAAGTACCAGAAGCAGAGCCTTTGCCTACGTTAGATATGAAAGGAGTGTCGGTTGGTGCGATGTTGTAGATGATATCTGCTAAGTCTTCGCGGATACCTACAGTTCCATAAGTTTCAAAAGTTGTATTAGCCATTATAGTATTCCTTTAAATAAGATTAAGAAGACAGTGATAGAAGGGCTTGTGCCGCATCATTCACTGAACCAGAGCGTTTGAGCTTTTGTCGTTGTTCCTTAACGGCGCGAGCTTTACGTGTTTGTGCAGTAGCAGGTGAGGACGCTTTTACTTTCTTCTTAACAATAGGTTGTCTTTTCTTCTTGACGGTTGCCTTCTTGCTAACAAGTTCATCGTACAAACGTGCCTTATTCATTACTGCAATATCACGTGCTGACATAACATTATTAAGAGTCTCGTCATCATAACCTTGACCTCTTGCATATTCTACGACAGCCTTTTGGAAATCAGGAGAAATCCATTCAGGAATAAGCTGATTAAGTTTCTCTTGTTCTCTCGCTACTATCTTAGCACGTTCCTCTTGCTTCTCTTTCTCAGCTTGTGCCTTAGCTTGTTGAAAGCCTGTAATATTATTACGTAAGCCTTCTTCAATATCTTGAACACGTAACTGCTGTTTAACATAAGAAACAGGGTCGTTCTCTTTATCGATAGTAGTTAACAGTTCTTTAGCCTTATTAACCTCCGCTAGTTGTTGCGTAGCGGCTAGTTCCATAAGTTGCAGATACTGTTGTCTCTCAGCGTTTAGGTTAGTCTTAAGGCTGTCAAGCTCTTTAGTTTCTTCCTGTAGCTTCTGGACACGCTTGGTGTAATTCTGTTCTAGTTGATATCCTTTCTTTAACTCTTCGAGGTTGACTTCGTACTCTTCACCATCTACCTTAACCGTGTGAAAATCACTTTCATTAGTCATCTCTTGAGCTTCAGACTCTTCTTCTACTTCGTCAGAATCCCCCACTTCAACGTCACCTTCGTCTTCTTCCGTTTCGACTTCGGTATCTTCCTCTGCTTCAGCTTCGACTTCCTCGTCTACTTCTTTAGCAGTGACCTCTTGAGTTTCCTCTTCGAGGGTTTCTTGCTCTAGCTCTTCTTCTTTCACTTGCTCCGTTACAGAGGGATTCAAAAGTTGGGCTACTGCGTTATCTAAACTTTCGTTGTTAGTGACATCCATTACGGGTAGTCTCCTATATGTTATCTATGTATATATTATACCATACTTTAAAGTAAATGTAAAGCTTTATTTTACTTTTTGTTGATATTCGTAGTTTGTTACATATCCTTCTATTACATCTTCAACCATTCCTACGGCTTTCTGTACGTACCATAGCTCATCGCGTTCGTCAATTTCATCTGACTTAGCCCAAGCTATCGAGATGTCTCGTTGTATTTCCGAGATAGCCTCAGTTAAGAGACCACCTCGTAGAAGCTCACGGGCTACCTGTGCCTTTCTTTCTTCGTCCATTACTCGCCACTCATTCTTAGTTTACTGTCACCAATACCTACTGGTCGTTTTTGTTGAGCTTCAAGTCCAAGTTCTGCCGCTTCTTTCTTCTTCATCCATTCAAACTTCTCACGCTCAAACTTCATGTTCTCTAGTTTAAGCTGTAGTTCTGTCTGCTTCATTTGAGCCTCTGCTTGCTGTGCCTGAGCCTGTACTTGTTTCAACTGAGCATCAGCCATATCTTTCTGTGACTCGCCCTGTGCCGCAATCATATCAGGACTTGGTTGTGGCTCTGGTGGTTTAACATCAGCAGGGTCTCCAATAAACTGAGCCGCGTTTCTATAACCTGCATTCTTAATAAACTCAGTGGCTAACTTGTGTACATGCTGTGGTTGTATTAGATAACCAAACTGTGTGTTACCAATACCAGTGAGCATTGTAGATATATTGTTCAAGTGCATTAACTGCTGATCTTTATTCTGATTACCTAACCCTACAGTCACTGCCATATCATAACGATCTTTCCAGTCATAAGGAGCGACAGGAGTATAGCGACCACGTAGCTTAACAATATCTACTTCAGAGCTATTAGTACGCGCTAAACGATATAGCTGTAGGAAAAGTTCTTTAACGCCTGTCTCTGCAAAGATACGAGCGATAAGTTGAATCTTTTCCTGTGCCGCTGTCATTACTTGGTTAACAGCAGTTGCCGCTGTGTTAGACGTAAGAGCAGAAGCATCTAACCCTTGTGTCATTCTAGATACGCCCGCACGATCCTCTCGTTCCTTTTCTAGCTCGTTTAGGAAGGGGAAGGTAGCCTGACCTAGCTGTGGCACTGGAAGCTGTCTAACAGCACCCTGCACCTTCTCACGCACGATACCACCAATACGGTTGTCGATAAGGTCTTGTAGGTTTACTTGGTTTTCTACTGCGGCATATCTACCTGCGTTAGATAGTGCTAGGTTATCAAGCGTGTGTCTCCACATCTTACTTCTGATTTCTTGAATGTCTTTTACAAGATCAGCAATACTAACACCAGTGAACTTATGTGGCATCATGATAGGAGATAGATTGATAACAGGAATAGTACCTACTTCTTCTTTCTCAAGTACAGTGTTACCTACCATATGTACTTCAAAGAGTTTCATCTTCTCATCTTCTTCATCAAAAGCTTTAACCCAAGCCTTGACATATTCAACCATTGTGTTATTGCCGAAGTCAGCAGTTTCGTCTACATCACCAAATCTAGAGTCTTCTACTTGGTTCTTAATTAGACTTGATCCGTGTCCTTCTGAGATATCCTCACGGTTAAAGCCATAGTCGATGAGTGATCCAATACTAACGTCTTGCACCCTAGCAACAAAGTCTGCATCTTGGATGCTCTTGCTTCTCGCCTTAATCCTAAACTCAGAGGATGGGATGTTGTCAACGACTGGACGACCGCGATAGTTGTCACGGCGAACAGTAACATCATAGAGATTCGGGTCTTCTTCGTTAACTTCCTTGTTGACAATTTCTAAACTCTCATCTTCTTCTAGTGCATCTGCTTCAATTTCTTCAATGGCTACAAAGTTCTCAATATCACATAGCTCATCTTGTGTCCAACTTACTTCTACTAATCCGTTCTTCATTAGCAGAGCATCTTTAAACCATGTATATAATACGTTAAAGCCATCACATCGTTTATCAAATACATAGTTTAAATAGTCTGTAGCCTGTTGTGCCGCTTTCTCATCCTCTGCACCTGTAGGTTCAAACTCGACAAAGGTATCACCTGAAGCAAATACTTTCATCAAAGAAGGCATGATACCCTCGATAGTTTTCAATGTATCTCTCGTGACAACAGAAGAGAAGCCTTCTTCCTCATCTCCAAAGGGCTGACCATAGTAATAGTCAAGAGCCTCTGCCTGTTGATCTGCAAGGTCACCGTTAGACCATGAGTCGGCAGATGCTAGTTCTCTACCTACAATCTCTGATAGGTCTTCGTTTGTGATAGCTTTATCCATTTATACGTTACTCCAGTTTTTAATAGGGAGAGACTGATCACCATAATCAGCCCAGTTCTGAGTCTTACCTGCTACTGCGAACTGAGCGCACATTACTGCGTATCTAGTCGCACAAATAATATCATCTTTTATAGGTACAATCTTTCCGTCTTTTCTATGGTATGATCTAAACTCTTTAAACCATTCTTCTAAATGTCCAAACACTTTAAACGTACCTGTCTCCATACGCTGTAGCATTTCCATAATAGAAGGTTCTATAAAGTTGTTGCCCTTACCTGTGTCTCCAGAAGCTTTAGGGTTACGCGCCCAATCATGCAACATGTTGACACCTTGATCTCGATACTGTGAAGCAAGGCTCACTCCGCTTCCCTTATCGCTCTGTAAGCCATCCTTAGGCCAAGCCACTGGTATCCATTGGGGTCTCTGTTTAATCGCCGCAGAATGGATTATAGCGGTCTCCTGACGGCTTGCGTAGACATCATAGACATAATAAGTATCACTCTCTTCATCTATAGCTATCCAAGCTACAGCAGTGGGGTGATCATAACCAAAGTCTAACCCTGCAATTCTTTTCCAGTGATCTGGTATTTCAAACGGATCAACGATCAGATTATCTTCAGATACAGGGAACACAAGACCAGAACCAAATACAGGGATACCTTGACTACGTAGCTTCCGTTCATGCGGAGGGTACTGTGCCAATAGCTGTTCCTTAGTATCTTCATCTAGGTGAGGAGCATCGTCCCACGTAGCTTGTATTAACATCTGTCCTGCTTTAATGTCATTCATGAATTGGTTTACAACAGGAGTCATACCATCCTCTGGTGTAAACGTCATCATTACATATCCGTTAGTTGCTACGGTACGTGTAATACACTGCGTGTAGATGTTAGAGGGTGGTTGCTCATCAAGCCAAATCCAATCAACTGGTCTGCCATAGAACTTCTCTTCACCCATCTCGTAGGACTTAAAGCCAATACGAGACCATCCATCAGGGTTACCATTCTCGTCATGATGTTGAACCATGACACTATCATAGGTATTACCTGTAGCACCTCTACGTCTGGTCTTCTCTCCAATCATGGAAAGATTAACCATACCTGTACCCCATTCGCTTTCGCTCTCAGCGAGACCAAACAGTTCTGTCTGTAGGATATCTCTGGTGGTATCATTAGATACACCTGCCGCCCAACAGTAGATAGGCTTATCAAATCTATTACCTTTCCACCAATCAGGATAGATACCTGTTAAGTGACACGCTGTAATATAAGCACCGCTAGTAGACTTACCAATCTGGTTAGCACACATTGCCAACACCTGATGAGCATCTGTAGTAGAGTTAGCTAAACCTTGTTGCCATTCGTATAAGTTGAAATGGTCTTTCTTGTTAAACTTAACTCTTTCTTTCTGCTCTCGTAATAACTCTAGTAGTCTCTTCTGTTGTTCTTTAGGAAGCTTTGCTATCTGCTCAGGCTCTAGATGCATTCTTCTTCACTGTCTTCTTAGTTGTATTAGCTCTTACTAGTTCAGCTTCAGACAATGTTAATGCCGCTGTTAACCTTGAGATGAGTAGTCTTTGTTCTTCAACTTCTTGTTGTAAGTCATCGAAGTTAGGTCTGTTAAATGGTAGTTTCATGTTCTCGCCTTATGGTAGAGAGTTAAAGTTCTTCTGCTTCCACATCTATAGTGGGCTTACCTAAGATTGCTAGAAGCTCCTTCTGTAGTTCATCATCCTTTAAGTCCTTAGCTTCCTTGTCTGTTACAACCATCTCCATAGGCTTATCATAACCTGCTCTATAGAGAATGTCCTGCTGTGCCTTTAGCCTTATAGACTCTTGCTTTGCTGTCTGAGCTAATTCAATAATACCTGTTAACGCCATAGGGACATGCGCGCCTATACGTTCTTTAACC